TTGAAGCCATATCGCCGTGGGCATCTCCAAATGCCACAAATGTCTGAAAACCTCTAATAAAACCCTCCACCCGAAAAGATTTTTCTTGTTTAATGTGTCACATGGTTAGTAATCTGTTCACCATGAAAGCCAAGAGGGGTAGACCCCGCGTTAGAAAAGCATCTGAACTAGCTGATGTTTTCGTCTCATTCCGGATCACCGGCAAAGAATTAAAGTCGCTGGAAGACGTAGCTGAACGCTGCGGGATGAGCCGTAGCACGTTCATTCGCCGCGCCATGCTGGATTCTGTTGCCAACATAAATGCAAAGTCTCGCAGTAAGGGTAGGAACTTTGTGGATATGTGCAGATTCATAGTAGGTAAGGATTAGTCTTCCAAATCTCCGTGGAAGGCTGGTTCATATTGGTCTGCTAGTTTATTTATTTCACGCCAGATTTCTTCTGCGTCACCAGCACCGTATTGGGCTTGCAACCCCCTGAATATCTCGGCTTGCCCCTGCCGTCCCATTGTCTGGACTGCTTTCGCTAAAAATTCTACTTTCGGATTCTCAATAACCCTCTGGACTCGTTTAGCCATGCTCTGGGGGGCATCGGCTGCATTTACTATGGTTTCAAAGTATCTTCCTTTTGATCCTAACCAAGCAGCGATGAGCCAAGTTCTTCCAGCTTGCTCGGCTTCCCCTCCTGCTTGTTGCAATCCGGTTTGGGCAAGTTGCGCGTAAGTGGTTTTCCCAGTAAGCGCACCAAGTCCTCTTGTCATCGCATCCCTTCTGGCTGTTGGGGCCAAAGCATCGGCAAGAGAATCTACTGCGGAGTAATCATCTCCCAAAACCATTTTCAGGTACGCTTTGTAATTGGGGTCGTCTCTTAACAGGTAAGTAAATGTAACAGGGTCAAGCGCGGCGGCTGGTTCCCCTTTCGCCAATTTCTCTATAACCTTTCCTCCTACCAGAATATCTGGGGTCTTCGCTCCTTGCTCAAATAAGTCGCGGAGAACTTCAGTCCTAACGTCTTTAAGGAGTTGCTGTGCTGCTTTTGCGTTTGGGCCTGTTCCTGCTGCGGCAGACTCAAGACTTTTGACAACATTCTTTAATTGCTTGGGGGTAATAGCACCAACGCCAAATACTTTCTTGTAAAGTTCCTTGTGACTCTCTGAACCGTCCAGACCCCCTTTCCGTAAGGCTGCAAAGTAATCATCATTAGCAATATCATCCAATGCCCTTTGTTGAGCTATTACTGATTGATCTGCTGAATACTTGGCCGCACCTGCTTCCTCCACCTCCCCCAAGGCTTTCCTTATGCTTGAAGGAACTTTTTCTTTGCCCCCAAATGCTGAAATCAACTCATCAGCTACTTTTTCATTTTGTGCCGCGCCGATTTTCAGATAATTGGTTACATCGCTTGCAAGAGTTGATTTTTGTTTTCTTACCTCATCTACGTTAGAAAGATAATCTTTACTGACTTTTAGATTGGGGCTTAATTCAAAAAGTTTCAATTCCTCCATTGTCGCCATGTCTCGGAGGTCGTCAAGAGAGTCAAAAACCATATCACCATCCGTAAAGCTACCGTCTGGCATTTCATCAAAAACATACCCATCTTCCGTTCTAAATCTTCTACCCACAAAGCCTTGATCTTTCATTTTGTGAAGGTGGAGTATTTCGCCCAGCGCGTCAATATCCACTTCATTTGAGCTAAACGCCTTAACTGCTTTACGAGCGTCTTTAATGGCAGACAAATCAAATCCCAGCTTTGAAGCAAGACCACCAGGATCAACAGAATCCATCTTCTCTATAGAGTTCAGCAGCGTTTCTAGGTTTATCTTTGAACCGCTTGAGCTTTGCAGGATCATGTTCCCGAAGAGTCCTTGGTTGACTTGATCCATTTCCTTGGAGCCTTTGCCAAGCAATTCTTCAAGGCTGCGGTACATTTGGGAAGCCCCTCCAGAGTTTGAAACTTCATCAGCCAACTCTCCAAGAAGACCCTCTCTTTTCACCCTATTGTCGGCAAACAGTTTCCCTGCACCGTAATCAAAGAACTTATCAACTTCTTCGCCATAGTTCTTGTTCGCTTCTCTCAAGGCTTTCCCGAAAGCACTGTCTTTCGGGGCTTGCTCATAGATTAAAGCGGTAAGACTGTTTCCAAGGTCGCGTTTCGTTTTGTTATCAAGACCACTAAAGACAGCATCATTGCCAACGGAGTTATAAAGCATTTGCTTAAAGGCAACCAAGTCCTGCAAGGTCTGCATTTGTCTTGCGCCACCGACCAATTCACCTGTTTCTTGGTTAAGGGTTCCGGTTAATCTATTGATTACCCCCTGCTCTTGATCGGTTAACCCACTGATAACCTTACCGTCGGCATCCCGCAGCCCAGCCTTAATATTATCTAGGTTATCGGTTAGGCTAGATATATCAAACGTAGGAGCATTAGCTTCAGGAAACTCATAAACCTTACCGTATAATTCTTTGTTCTTGTTAAGAAACTCATCCCGCTTAACTCCAGCTTTCTCTGCTAGGTTGTCAAAAAACAGTGCCGCATTTGCGTCCATTTTAGCAGCAGGAACATCAGCACCCTTTAATATCTTTTGAGTGATGGTTTCCATTATTTGAGGTTCCATCCCCCTCATTAGCGCGGCAGACCCTTCAGCAGCTTCTTCCTGAAGGTCTTTTACGGCAGACTCTTTAAGTGTGGTTCTTGCTTTGCCGAGTTTTGTTCCAGCGTCTTCTGCAACCTTTTCAGTAGTTGCCAGCTTCGCTTCCCGCGCTGCAAGGGGTTTGTTCAGTTCATCAAGCTGTTCGTCAATTTGCTTTAGTGTCTTTTTGCCTTTAGTGTGTTTGCCGATAAAGTTAGCAACCCCTTCATAAAGCTGGGTGTAGCTTTTCTTTAAGGGAGATGCAAAAGGCATCTTGGATAGCATACCCTCGGCTTTTGCAAGCGCGGGTCTTTCAGAGGTTGCGCGTTCACCTTTGGTAAGCCCAGGTAAGCCAAGTTCTTTACGGGCTTTTTCCCCTTTTCGCACTACTTCATCAGCAGTATCCCCCCTTGCAATCTTTCCAATGCCCTTTTTCCCAGCTTGCGCCGCCCAATCTGTTCCTCCTTGTGCCACGCCGCTCAATATCCCTGTGATCGCTGCCTGTTTCGCAAGCTCGCCTGTCCCAACTTGGGGGGCGTCTTTGGGGAGAAGGACTTCTTGGGCTAACTGCTCTCTCCCGAACTGTGCGCCCCCCTCAACAACACCTGTTGTTACCGCTTTCTTGGGGGTGGTCTTTGTTGCTTTGTCTAACCAATTCCTTACTTTAGTAAAGGCTGCTTTTGCCCCTTTTTTGACCCCCGCCTTCACCAGTGGAGCCGCTGGCCCTCCCTCAACTGTTACCGCAGTTAAAAAGGCATCCAAGATTGGGCCACTCATCTCAAGGACATCCCCAACACTTGCCCCTTTCTCATCTGTTAACCCATACTTCCCGTTTCGCCGGACAACAAAACTTCCTAAATTATCATCCCATGCCACCTTATCAACTCCAGGTAAAGACCGGAGGTATTCCTCCTTGTCTCCACGGTTCATAAGACCCATTGCGGTTCTCTCACCGGCTGACACCATTGAGGTGCGAACATCCTCGACTCCAGTTCGTAAGCTGTCGTACCTGTCCCGAATGTTTTGCAGGGATTTCCCTTGTGAAGTTTTCCCCGCCAACTTGAACGCTTCTTCAAGCGGCATATTTTCGGGGATCATGTAGTTATGCTCTTTTAATCCCCTTGCAGCCCTTTGGTGCATGGAAGCAGCAGGGCCACCTTGCGTTAACACTCTGCTGGCGTTCGTGTTGTAGGTTTGAATAAATTCTTGCCGCGCCTTTTCTAGTTCAGATTTTATTAATTCTGGATCACGGTCTTTTGTTACTGCACGGGCTTTCTTCATTCGCCCAAGAGCAATCTCTTCAGTTAAGGGCTTATAGTCTGCCACCCCTCCAGTTATGCTGGTAGGGGGAACATTTCTTCCAGAGGGCGGGGGAGGAAGCAACTGGCCCGAAAGCTCTGATTGCAGGGCTTTCAGCCTTCTTTCCTTTTCTTTAGTCCAACCGGACGGAGGGGGTGCTAGTTTGTCTGCCATTACTTACCTCCAGATTTTTCTGTGTAGAGTTCCAGCAATTCTTTCATTTTAGGATTCATAAGTGCTGGGTCTGTCTTTTTCAGTAGATCAAACTGCCGCGCCTCCTCGCTGCTCAACCCTTGATACTTTGATGGCTCTTTGGCAGTGGGGGCCGCTTCTTCTGCGCCAATAGCGTCCACAAGGTTTTTGTTAAAGACATACCCAGCGTCTTGTTGTGTTTTCAGGGCCATGCGAGCCTTGTTACGTTCGTTTTCCGCAAAGTTCTGGAGAGCAGTGAAGTAGTTCTGCCTTGACGGGTCAGCAAACTCTTTTAAGAACCTCGCAGCCTCACTTTCAGTCACCGCCGCACCCGACCTTATTTTCAGGACAATGTTATTTAAGCCCTGTGATTTCTGGATTAGCTTTTCAATCTTTTGGAACTGCTTGGAGTCCACAAAAAGCCCAAGTGTTTTTTGTATTTCAGCCACCGGCCTGTCAAATATACCAACTTTTTTAAGCATTGCGTCCTCCCCCACGGCATCCTTTAAGGCAACAATGTCTCGCGCAATATCTTCGGCTAACACTGCTGAATCATGTGCGTCTGTTAAAGAGCGTATAACAGGAGTAGTGGGGATTTTAGCCGCATTACCAACTAAAGATTCAACATCTTTCGGAACAGCCTTTCTCCCGTGTGTTGAATAGAAAGTAACCAAAGTGTTGCCCTTGTCTCGGAGCAGATCAAGCTGTGCTTGGTCTATTTCCTTTCCAGAAGCCGCAGCTTCTTTTATCTCTCGGTCTAGCTTCCTGAATTTGGGGATATAGACTTCACCGAAATAAACAGCAGTTTCACCGCTTTCAGAAAGGTTAATGGAATCTATTTCTTTCTGCGCCGCCTTAACCTGTTCATTTATAGCCTCCAACACCGCTGGGTTCGCATCTTCAATGTTTACGTTTCCATAAAACCTTTCCTTTAACTTGGGGTTCTTGGCGTGCTGGCGCGCAACCGCTTTTGTTCCTTCTCTTTTATGAATTTCACCACCCGTGGGAGTCCCTTTTAACTCTATGGCGCGTCTATGTGCTTCTTCGGCTGCTTGTTTAGCAAGCTCTTCCGCTTGAATCCTTTTCCCAGCTAACCCTGCTCCAAGTAATTCCGATCGAGACATAGCATCATATTTCCCTACTTTCCCTACATCACCCATGTCCAAGCCTTTAAGGATGTCTGGGCCTAGTTGCTGGCCTTTCCAATCGGTGGCTGGAAGTGGTTGCTGTCCGGTGAATAACGTCCTATCTCCCAGAATCCTTTCTCTCACCGAAGGCGACAAAGACTCAAGAAGGGCTTGGCGTTCTTCCCTCGTTTTGATGTCTTCCCTCTCAATTTGCGCTTGAATCGCCGCTTGCTTCTGGTCGTGCATCCTTTTAGCCGCCTCTCTGGCGAGTTGTTCTTTTCTCAACAAGTTCGCCTGTGCTATATCTGCCTGTCGCTTTCTCCAAAGTAAATCATCCTTCCTTTGCTCGGCGGCTAACTTCAAGGCAGCTTCCTGCGCTGCCTCTGCTCTTGCCACTGCTGCCAAGCGATCAGTGCGTTGCGTTGATTGACCGTATGCCGGTGAAAAGGCTTGTCCGAAATCTCCCCAGAATTTACTCATAAATTATTTCTCCTTATGATCTTGATGATTACCCTTCATTCCCGCCTCCGCCTCCACCAAATGGCCCTTTCCAGTTAAAGACGTTGCCAATCATCTCCGATCCCTTTTTAGTTCCGGCCCATTGCCCTGCGATGCCTCCCAGCATTGACCCGAATCCTGGCCGGTTCATGGCCGCATTGTAGGCTCCCATTTCTTGGCCGTAAACATTACCAGCAAATTGGGCTGCACCGGCCCCTAGATTCTGCTGCTGTGGCCCTTGAAGGATTTGTGGGCCTTGAAAGGGTGCTGCTGCACCTCGCGCACCTAATCCGCTTGCGGATTGCGCCATCTGTTGGTCAGCCAACCTTGCAGCTATCCTTTGGCCGCTGCCAACCTGTCTTGCTTGATTGATCTGGTTCAGACGGCCCATGGCGTTGGCAAAGTTCTGCTGCTGCATCCGGTTAGCGGTGTCACTGGTGGATTGACCGCTGGCGAGTAGTCCAAGGCCCATTTCCTTGCGTCTCTGTCCTAACCCCAGCCTTTCAGCCAGCTTCTCCTCGGTCATCTTCACCGCTGCACCGCTGCCAAGTGCTGACCCCCCTCCTGCAAGGCGTTGCCCAAGAAGTTCCTGCTGAAGTTGAGCTTCCTGCCCACTGCTAAAGCGATCATCCAGTGCAACGTCATCAAAAATCTGTTGCTCTAACAAAGCTCGTCCTTCAGCAGTGAGTCCGGTATCTGCCATGGTGGGTGCTTCCCCCATTTCCTCGTAGGAAACGGTGTCAGCAATCTCTTCGGCTCCTCGACGGTTTAATAGGTCTTGTTGGGTCTGAATCCTTAATTGCTCGCCTGTGGGATCAACCGCCATGCGCCTTTGAGACTCTAGTTCTGCAAAGCGCGGGTCGTATTGTTGCCGGTATTTGATTAAGGCATCGGCAAACTGTGGCCCAAGCTCTTCCTGTAACCTTAATTGCTCCGCTGCTGCGCCTTCTGAAAGGTCGTAATCGCCAAGTCCCTCATATTCACCGCGCCCCAGCATTGCATCAATGTAGCGTTGCCGTTGCGCGGGGTAATACTCGTCTTGGAATTGTTCAACCTGACGCAACTGGTCAAAGTAATTGGGTGCATCGGGTTGGCTTGGCCCTTTCTTTTTGCTGGCAAGGTATGACCCTCCCAGAGCAAGCGCAGTTCCCAACCAATAGCTAGGCACACCACTTTCGTTAACCGACTCTCCCGCGCCTCCTGCGGCCTTCAGCATGGCTTCCTCGGCTTCATTAACGTAGGCAAGCCTTTCTCCTTCCGGCGCAACGGCGTTTAATGCGTTAGCCGCACTCTCTAGGTCTGGTTGTTTGAATATATTCATGCTGTTACCTTTGCGGGTCAATCGTATCCACGAACGCGCTCGCCTTAATGGCATGGAGGGAAACCCTCCCGCGATCTGCGGTTACACTATACTGTACTTCTTTGAATTTACCTTTGCTCACCATATTAAATGCTTTGACGTAATGATTATTCAGGCGGCTCACCGAAACATCCTCCTCCAGAATGTTCGGAGCGCATTGGGTAGCCAAGGTGTTGCCGTTTTCACACAAAATCTCACCACTGTCCTCCTGTAAAATGGATGACTCGGTGGTTTCCATGTTCTTGACGTAATAAAAGTTCACGATCTGCGAAGAACTGAACTTATTATCCAAATCAAACTCAACTTGGTAGCCGAGTTTATCGGAATAAACGTCATCAAAATTATATGCGCGGGATATAAACTCCGTCTCGTAAGGGGCCGTCTGGTCTAGGTAATAGCTTTCGTCTGCCTCAATGTCGGCGACATAATCCAGCCAAGTATATAGTTTGCCGTTGTTGTCGCCGAATTGAAGACGCAGTTTGCCGTCAAATGCGGTTACGACGAAGCTGTTGGGTGTCCAACCTGTCCAATAGCCACTCCAAGCACTCTGTTCCGCGTTCAAAACAAAGGTGGTTGTCGGTAAAGTTGCCTCGTCGATTGGGAAAGCCAGAAAGTAACGGTTATTGTAGTAGGCTGAACTCGCCACATTACCTTGATCGCGGGTCATGCGCTCAATGTAGTTCTGAATCGGCGCAGAAATGGGCGTCGAAACGTCCGTTTGCGCTCCTGCCTCGATGGTTGACAGGCTTTGTACCCCTTGACGGGAAAGAAACAGAACGTCCGCGCCCACTTGTTGGACGGTTTTATGACCAATACACCCCACACGATTGTTAATTAGCTTTACCTCCCAATCCGCAGCGTCTTGCGAGGGATTGGCGTTGACACTCCACACACTACGCTCTTTGAAAACAAGGAGGGTGAAGCCGAACCATGGCATAAGCGCGGTAATGGGGTCGCCATCGCCGCCCCCCACGCGAATTGAGTTGCCCAGCGTATCCCAGCTTTCCCCGTCCAACAGGTCGGAAGCGTATAGCGTGTCACTTGGGAGTGTTGTGTCGGCGGTTGTGCAAAATAAACGGTTCGCATGGGTTACTAAAAGTTTGGGTTTGGAGGGGATTTGACTCACACGCGGTTCAGCCGTGGCATCTGTGCCGCCTGTAGGGGCCGCTGTTAAGGTGATGGACGCGGAATTGTCGTATCCAGTGCCACCCACTGGGGTTCCTCCCACCTCAATATCCACCACACGACCAGAGGGGCCAAGGGTGGCCGTAAAGGTCGCTCCAGAGCCGGAACCACCCCCGTTAAGCGTAACAGTGGGGGCTGTGGTGTAACCTTGGCCCTTGTCGGTGATCCTTACGCTGGTAATCTTACGGGCAACAATGGTTTGGCCGGTTGAGCCGTCATCAACATACTGTAAATCCCCCACTCCATCGCAGAAATACATCCTGTCAACGAGTTGAGCGAAGTAAACATCACTTGCAGTTGGGGCAAACGTGCCTCCGGTGTCACCGATTGAGCCGGTTTCCCCGACAATCTTGATCTTGTAGGCTGGGGCTGCTGTGTCTTTCTCCGCCAGAACAATCTTTTCAAGGGTGGGAGTGTCAAAATAGGCAGTGGAAATAATGGAGCCGGTCAGGACGTTACTCCATTTGGTGGTGATGTTGTTCCAGAAGTCATCGGAGTCATCGGATAACTGATCCCAAACCCCCACCAACACATCATCCTGCAACTGCGCCACGCCTCGGCGCGTGATGATGTTGCCAAAAGTGTCAAAGTCCGTGTTTTTACCAATATCGTAAGCCCCAGGTATAATGGTATTCTTCCGGACATTACTGGCTTGCCCCTTTGAAAAGGTGGTATCACCCGCCAAGGAGATGGGGTCGTCAGTTAAATTGTTTTCAATCTGTGGCATTAGTTCACAACACTAAAAAACTCATATCCATCGTAGGTGTAAGGGATGATCCGGCTCATGTTCTGTTCCTGACTCTTCTCCATGTCATTCATTATCTGGACATGAGAGGCGGCTTCTGAAAATTTCACTTGAGCTTTGCCGTATTGCCGCGCCCTTTCCAACATATCACCTTCCGCGTAGGAGAGTAGGGCGTTGGTAATGCCTCCTAAAGCTGGAGTGTCACTGGCCTCCAATGCCACCCAGTTCAGTTTTCCAAGCACAAAAACAGTTCCGGCAGCTTTCGGCACTGGCACGGGTTTAATCCGGCAGTTACCGCTGCTGTCCTTGGGAAGATTGATAAAGTTCCGAGGGTTAGCCCTTCTACTCGACACATTCTCCCACGCATTAGGGTTGATCTGGAAGAAAGTCATCCAGCTTTCGTTGAGCATCTCCAGACCGTCATCCTTGCCTGTCTCGGTAAACTTGATTGCCACGGGGAAATCCACCTTCGTGGATGGGGCAGATGAAGATTGGTAAAAGGTAATGGAAGGAGTGGAATCAATAACAATCTCCGTGTCCTCTGCTGCAACTGCCTTTGTAGCCACGCCCATCGTTTCAGTCCATAACCCGCTGTCCCAAATCATTTGGTAACGGCGGTTAATGAAGTCCTTACAGACAGAGACAGACGAGGTATCCGTATCGGATAGCTTCGTGGTCACAAAATCGGCTAGTTCAGTTAAGGTCATGTCTTTATAATGTAGTTGACTACAATGTAAGGTTGAAGGTTGTTGTGTGAGCCACCCCCTCCGGTTGAGCTGGTTGTAACGGTAGGTGAACCCCAGTGCCCATCAGCCGCATAACCGCCACCCGATTCATTCCCGATGGTGAATGTGTGGCTGTGCGAAGGCATTTCACTTTCGGCCAGCGTGTGCGTCTTTGCACCGCCAGTTTCACCAATAGTATCAAAATCTGTATCACTGGAATCGCGGCCAACCGGAACTTGGCCTTTAAGATTTGGCAGCGTGTTCCCTCCTAGAACAGTGTTAAGGTCAGCGTAGGTGGCTGCATCAAAAGTTGTCCCATCGCAAATCAGCCACCCGTCAGGAGCGGTTGTGGTGTACCACATACAGATGGCTCCAGAGGGTAGAACCAATCGGGCAAATGCCGTAGTAGCAACCTTTGTGCTGGAGTCGCCAAAAGCCTGTGTGGTTGCTGTTACCCCGTCAGCCAACACGCTGGTGGCAGTTACGTTTCCGGTAAGATCACCCGTGACATCACCCGTTACGTCACCAGTGACATCACCAGTAAGTGTCGTGGCAACTAATTCTCCGGTGCTTGGTTGATATGTGAATGTGCCAGTGTCATCAAGGAGGGCATCACTCTCATCATTAAACACAACCGGAAAAGCAGTGGCGGTAGTCGAGTCTGTCACCGCCACCAGCGATGCTGTGCCGGTAAGGTCTCCCGTCACCCCTCCCGTGGCCGTGACTGCGCCGGTTAACGTGGAAAGGCCCGTTACTTCCAGAGTACCAGCGGCTTTGACTGCTCCGGAGGAAAGCAAAAGGGCGGTATCGCCCCCCAATCCGTCCTCCACCTTTTGCAAGGAGGACGAAACGGAACCTGTCTCCAGGTTTAAAAGTTGGTTGTAGGTACTTGCTACTGTTGATCCTGTTAAATCACCCATATCAGTCTGCCTCTATTCTTTGTTCTAGTTGGTTAATATACTTTCCAAGTTGTCTCACAAATTCCGCTCCTTCATCACTCTCAACCGCATTTTCAAACCCCGTCTGATTCCTCTCCACTATCTCCTGAAACCCGTTCAGCTTCACGTTCAAGCACCCGCTTGTGCCGAGCAGCAGCAATAAGATCATCAACAGTTTTATCCTTCTCATCTTTTCTTTGTTGTGCCATCTGTGCCCGTGCAATCACCCCCAAAGACTCGACCGCATCCACAAGTCGTGGGAGCGCGGCCAAGCCTTTGAGCGCGGCAAGTATCATTTTTTCTTTGCGGCTGACGCATATTCTTTCATTGCATCTACAATCCCCTGCCCTCCAATGTAAGCCGGAACGATAATCATAATCGCACCAACCAGTTGGCTGGTTAGTTCAGGGGAAAGGTTTAGCCAATCTGTAGCTGCGACAGTCAGTAGACCACCTATTGCTACCCATAGCTTCCTTGACGTTAGTTTTTCTTTCATTTATCTTTTAGTAGGTTAACAATTTTTACTGCCGTCCATACGCAGGTCAGCAGTAAAAGCACTATCTTCAGAACGAGTTCAATGTCCGACAGGGACACTGTGGCAAACACTGTGCCGTTCACTCCGAATACCTTTACCCATTCTAAATCATTCATTGTCTCCACCCGATTCATCTAAAGTCTCTTTATCCTCAACCCATTGAGTGTTTTCCTCATCCCAATAGTGTTTCTTTCCATCGGTCGGTCTGGCAACGGGGGCTTTCCAAATGCAAGTATCCTCGTCAAGCACCCAAGACGGATAGGATTGCGGCGGGATAAACGCATCTCTTTCATCATCATAAGTGTAGCCGATGCCGCAGTAGTTCTTGCGGAGAGGTTTATCGTTAGGGTGTTGGCCTCGGTGCGTGTTGTAACTCGTCTGCTTCCATATCGCGTGGCCGTGGAGGTTGGTTAAAAACTGTATTCCAACCTCTTCAGATTCGTTACCTTCCCCGTCGAGGGTGTTCTGGTTGTCCAATACATGAACTGCTATCACCTTGTTTGAGCTATCTAGTTTTGCGAAGTGTGCCATAATAAATCCTATTTGTATTTGTAGCGGAATACGACTATGCCAGAACCTCCATCACCGCCGTCTGTGTAGCCAGAGCCTCCCCCTCCGCCACCACTATAGTTGGCTGTCCCGTCATCTCCAGCCGAACCATCACTGTACGCATCACCTCCACCATCGGTTCCTGTACCAGCCGAATTTGTTCCGCCACCCCCACTGGCATCGTCAATCGCACCTCCACCGCCGCCGCCGCGAAGGGGTGTTAGCCATGAAGGTTTTGCACCGTCACCGCCGTTACCACCAGCGTTGCTATCAGAAGAGGAGTCATAGGACGCATCATCTCCTGCACCACCAGCACCTCCTCCACCACCGCAGGGGTAGAAATATTCTGTACCCGAATCATCATCGGCTCCAGCACCGCCATCATTTCCATAAGTTCCTCCCGTTCCTCCTGCCCCGCCATAGATGTCACCCGCAGGGTCGTAAGTTGCACCCCCTCCGCCAGAGCCATCAGTTGGTGAGGTTCCGTCTCCATCGTCAACATCGTAAGTTCCTCCACCACCACCGCCTCCCGCGCTAATGGTTGAAACTCCAGCAGCAGTATAGGTCGGCTCAATCAAGAGCTTGGTGTTGGAGTCAGCAACGAAAGGTTCTTCTACAGGGGTGAAGGCAGTAGTGTATCTTGCGACATTGCTGATTCGGATTTCGTCGAGGTGTCCAGAAAACTCATACGAGGAAGAACCATCAATCTCGCCAATGTGTACTTGATAAGTTGTTGAATCGAAGTCACCGGAGAAGGTGGCGTTTTCGTAGATATTAACCCCATTCAAGTACGCAATCAGACTACTGCCGTTGCGAACCAGAGCATAGTGATGCCAAGTCTCCGTCACCACGGACTCCCCCGTATCTCTGTGGTCTGTCCCATCGTAGAGGGACCATTTCCCACTATATATTTCCAGAAATGGCCCGTAAGTTGAGCTGTCCGAAGGCTGATAAAACCCAAACAATCCAGCGTAGGTGTGTGGTTGTGAGGTGGCTGGCCTCACCCATCCCTCAATCGTGAAATTACCTGTTCCAACTGAAAAATCAGAGCTAGTGGCTACACTCAAGTAATCACTAACACCATCAAAAGCAATCGAAGCATTACCAATCTTCTTTGTTGTCGTATCGTATGCAGTATTTCCAGCCGTGGTAATGGTGTGGCCGTTTGAGCTTACATCAAAAAATTCCTGTGACCCTGCCTGTGCGTAGCTTGAGGTTGAACCGTCTCCTCCTGCATATAATTGGTCTGTATTCCCTGCACCACCGCCGCCGACTGTAACTGCAACAGTTGTTTCAGATGAAGAGATGCCTGTAGCAGTTCTATAACCACCGCCACCTCCACCACCACCTGAACCGGAACCTCCTCCTGCACCACCACCGTAAACCGCATAGTCAAAGGTATTGCTGCCGTCTGCCGTTCCTGCGTTAGTGATTGCAAACCCGCCGTCTCCTGTAAAAGTGTGCAGCTTGTAATCACCGGAGGTGGTTACTGTCCCGCCTTCTGCGATAACAAAATCATCAGCACCCGCTGCTGCAAACCTATATGGATTTAGGACATAGGACATTTATCGCGTTCCGATTAACCAAATCTTTAGCCCCGCTCCTGCTGTGGAGGAGCCAACTGTATCAATGTCCACCGTGATTTCCGCATCATCTGCCAGAGCAGAATCGCTGATTACAGGGGGAGTAGCCGCTGTGGTTGATGTCTTCTCACTGGCATCAATCGTAATTTTTGTTGAAAGAATAGTGGAACCTCCCTCATTGATGTCTACGGTTAGAACCGACCCAACCGGAGCGGTTGTTACACTTGCCCTAACAGCAGTTAAGGTCATCGCGTGGGGCATTCTAAAGGTTGCCTTTGCTGTTCCAGTAGTGAGTGCGGTTGTCTCATCTGAACAAGCCATTCCGATTTCAACAGGGAGGGCAGAGATGGTATTGCTCGACGCACTGATCGTCTTGTTGGTGAGAGTTTGCGTGTGATCGTTGAATGTAAACTCGTCAGCGGCTCCCAATAGCGGGAGGGTAACAGTCCTGTCAGCAGCAAGTTCACTCACCGCAACCACATACTGATGATCCGCACTCGTATCATTAATCTGCGGGGTGGTTAGAACCGGACTCGTAAGGGTTTTGTTGGTAAGAGTGTCTGTCGTTGCCCTGCCAACCAAAGTGTCTGTGTCTGTCGGTAACGTAACAGTTCCAGTGTTGGATATGCTGGAAATGATGGGTGTGGTTAACGTCTTGCTAGTGAGAGTCTGCGTGTCACTGGTTCCTACTATTGTTCCGGTAGGCAAACCTTGACCCCCATCCTTAATTAGCTTTCCGGTTGTGCTGTCAAATAGGACAATGTTATCTCCTGTCGCACTGCTTGGCCCAACTACATCACCGCTTCCCCCGCTTCCACTGGCGGCAGCAGTGATTCTTCCCTGCGCGTCCACTGTGATGCTTGTGTTAGTGTAAGAGGCTGCGGTAACGGCAGTATCGTCAAGGTCGAGCGTGATGGTTCCTGCACCAGTAATCGGGCCACCGGAACTTGATAAACCTGTTCCTCCTGTTACCGCAACACTTGTCACGGTTCCAGAACCGGAAACAGAACCCCATTCAGGGATTCCCCCTGAAGAAGTCTTCAGCACATCTCCTGTGCCGCCGATGCCCAACTTGTCCAAGGAGTTGGTGGCATCC